TGATATTAAAAATTTGGCTCGATATCGTACTAATGGTGGTATTCCAAGCTCTCACCTGGGAATCACGGGATGATAAAGACCGACACGAGATTAGTATATTTGGCAAAACTGAGGATGGAAAATCTGTGTGTGTGACGACTCATCTTTCTCCATATTTTTTTATAAAACTTCCAAAAAATATCAACACACAGAGACTTCAGGTGATTTATAATAAAATTAATAAAGCGTGTCCAGATTGTTTGAAATCGTATAATGTCATTCACCGAAAAGATGTGTGGGGTTTTCAAAATAATGAAAAATTTGCATACATGCAATTGTTCTGTTATACCGCCGCTGCTAGAAAAATGGTCGCGGGTCGTTTGAGGCGCCCACTCCCCGATGAAAATTCTAAATTGAAGATATACGAATCAAATATAGACCCTGTTCTTCGCCTGATGCATCGCACTGGGATTCAATCCACGGGTTGGCTGGAGGCAGGGGAATCGTGTGAGCCGGGGTACTATGCGAATGTTGACATTGATCTTTTCTGTAATGAATGGAAAAAATTAAAGCCTGTTGAAAAACCCGAAACGGCACCATTTGTGGTAGCTTCCCTGGATATCGAATGTAACAGTTCGACTGGTAAATTCCCTGACGCAGACGTGACGGGTGACGCATGTTTTCAGATAGCCGTAAGCCTGTGTAAATATGGAGAAGATGAACCATATGACAAGACGTGTTTTTGTTATAAACAGACGGATTCCAATTTAGATGGATGTAATATTGTGAGTTTTGATACCGAACGCGAAATGTTGGAGGCTTTTCAAGTGTATGTATGTGATAATGATATAGATATAATAACGGGTTGGAACATATTTGGTTTTGATCTTGAATATATTATAAAACGAGGTATAATCGCAAAATGTTCACACAAATTTTTTCAGATGAGTAAACGAAAAAATCACGCGTGTGAATTGGTTCGTAAAAAACTGTCGTCGAGTGCCTTGGGGGACAACTTTCTTAAAATGTTACCAATGCCAGGTCGTTTTATTTTTGATTTATTCCACGAGGTTAAACGGGGGTATAATCTCGATTCGTATAAACTCGATAATGTGGCGAAGCTATACCTTGGTGATAGTAAAATAGATATGCCCGCTAAAGAGATGTTTAAACGATATAGGGAAGAAGACCCAGTCGCATTGAGGGAAGTTGCAGAGTATTGTATAAAGGATACATTACTCCCACATCGATTACTCTCTAAATTATCCACTCTTGTAAATTTGCTCGAGATGGCAAAGGCTACGTGGGTGCCCGCGTGTTACTTGGTCGAGAGGGGACAGCAAATCAAGGTGTTCAGTCAACTCACAAAGAAGGCGAGAGAATTGGGATTCATGGTTCCCACAATTCAATACGGTGCGCTACCCGACCAGGGATATCAAGGCGCAACGGTTCTAGACGCACAAAAGGGTGCGTATTATACCCCCATTACTGCTCTCGATTTCGAGGGTCTGTACCCGTCGATCATGATGGCACACAATCTGTGTTATTCAAGTCTTGTGATGGATCCGAAATACGAGAATATTGAAGGAATAACTTATGAAAGCTTTGATATACCGGTGCCAAGTAAGATTGAGGGACAACCACCGACTATTCGTACCTGTAAATTCGCACAGGGTGTTCCATCTCTTCTCCCTAGTATCTTACTTGAATTGAAACAATTCAGAAAACAAGCGAAAAGGGATATGGCGGCGTCAACCGGTGCACTCAAAGCGATGTATAATGGTAAGCAACTCGCTTATAAAATTAGTATGAATTCTGTATATGGGTTTACCGGAGCTGGCAAGGGTATGTTACCATGTGTTAATATCGCCTCTACTGTGACGACGAAGGGTCGTAATATGATTGACCAAACAAAGGAGTACGTGGAAAAGAACTTCCCTGGTTCAAGGGTAAGGTATGGTGACACGGACTCTGTCATGGTAGAGTTTGATGTGGGTGACCGCAAGGGTATAGAAGCTGTGGAATACAGTTGGGAAATAGGCGAGCGTGCCGCCGAAGAGTGTACTGCACTCTTCAAAAAACCAAATAATTTGGAACTCGAGAAGGTTTATTGGCCCTATTTTCTCTACAGTAAGAAGCGATACGCTGCTAAATTGTGGACACAGGGGAAAGATGGAAAAATGAATATGGATTACATTGATGTAAAGGGTCTTCAGCTCGTGAGACGGGATAACACGGCACACGTACGCGAAGTGTGTAAAGAGCTTTTGGATGTTGTACTTGAAAGTAACGATACTGAGGCACCAAAGGCGTTGGCGCTTCAGAGAGCCATCGAACTCATCGAGGGTGATGTTCCGATCGAGAAGCTCACACTCTCACAGGGATTGTCGGATACGTACAAGGTGAAGGGGGTGGGTGTATCTATAAACAGCCCCGATATATGCAACATCAATCAAGCACACGTTCAAGTTGTTCGTAAAATGCGCGAAAGACAACCAGGCTCCGAGCCACAATCCGGGGATAGAGTACCATATGTTTTGACAAAGACCGATGATCCCAAAGCAAAAGCATTCGAAAAATCGGAAGATCCAAAGTATGCGAAGGAACATGGTATTCCGATTGACAATGAGTATTATTTCATGAACAAATTCTTGAATCCAATATGCGACCTACTAGAACCACTTTTTGAAGACCCCAAGGAAGAAATATTTGGAGAGTTATTAACCAAGATCAAACCAAAGCGACGACCAAAGAAAAAACCGGAGACATCAATCGATGAGCTATTTAAAAAATAGAGACTATTATTTAATAAGTCCGACATGAGCACTACACATAAATCGAATCGTAGGGAGCGCGTTCAACCATCAAATAAACTGATAACCCTCATCGGTCGTGAACATGAAAAATTATGGAAGAAGCGAATGAATCTGGTGATCCAAGCGCTCTCGGAGGATCATGAAGACCCCGCGGAATTCTCGAGGACATTGACGGCGACCTATCAAGATGAGGTTGAAAAGGAGGTACATCGTCGAATGCAAGAATTTTGTAAAAAATTGAACGAGGAATTGAAGATCAGTCGGTCGGTTTTAAATAAATATATGCCTAATCCTTGTAACCTCTGTATGGGACATAATAAGCTGGGTAACCCATGTAACAATAAGGCACTTCCGCAGTATGGTAAATATTGCTTTATTCATCGGGAAATGGCGCCGCACCCGACTACTAGTATAGATCAAAGTTCAACCTTAGGTGGTCTACCTGGGTCGTCTGCGTTTATTAGAGAGATGTCATCTTCTAAAGATTTGAACATACTAGATAAAGATACTTAAGGAAATAAATTGTAATTTATTTAATGAAAAAATCAGAAATCCTATTGAATCATATTGATACGTTTTACAAAGTTCCCGAACATCGCGAAACTTTAGTTGACATTTTAAACAAGTCGGGGGGAATCTCTCTCCGAAATCTCGAATGGTTTATCACGAATTATTCTAAGAAAAATGGATTATCAATTCACAAAACGGCCGATGGTAAACTAATGAATGTTCATTGTGCATATAAAAGTACTTTAGATGGGTATAGTAAAAAATTATTCGATCCATTTTGTAGATGTGATAAAATAGTATATCACATTCCAGATACATCTGATGAAATTCATACGACTGTTGCACAGCTCAATTTCATCAAATGGTGTATTAAGAATGATATAATTTCTTATATTAGAGATAACAAAACATCAATTTTTAATAAGTAATTTTACAACCACTTGCATTTGTCCCATCCATCGCTAAATCCATTTCTGAATTCAAACTCCCATATTGGAGAGTATCACCCTTTACATCTAAATATCCATCTTTAAATGTGAAAGTAGTATACGCTTTATAATATAAATTCAATCTATACACCTGTGACAAGGCATGGATCGAGGGATCGATATCACACGACAAATACGTTCGATTCGATTTTATGCTCCCGAAATCGACACTCCCCGATGGTTCAACATTACGTGGAAACATGGAGAAGGTATATGTGTAAATATTTTGTACTGGAACCGTCATCCTATGTAAAAATGGAATGGAATTCTTAAAATACAAATTATCATTTGATTGGTCTGAATTGGGTAAGTCCTCGCCATTTATAAAGATAATTGCTTTAGTCATGATATCATCACTTAAACTATCGACGTTGCGTCTATAAGTATCACGCGTTGTAATATTGAATCTATTTTGAAAATATGTAGATGGTAGATTATCAACTGTATCCGTAATAGTGACACCCGAGTTCAATTTACCGAGGGGTTCATTTTCATCTTCAAATTTAGTATTTCGGAAAAACCAATGAAAACTCTTGACGCGATTCTTGGGAACCAAATCTAATTTTACATTATTCTCCCCAGCTGTATCTACGGTCGGGTGTTTAATAAAGATATCCGTAATCATTTTATATTCTTGATTAGTGTAATACATGCGTTCATATGGTTCGAGTGTGATCTCTTCTGTTATAATTTCAAATTTATTAAAGTGTAATTTAAACTTATACACCCCCGGGGCAATGAGATCATAAAATGTTTTTTCTTCCTCTGTTAAAGCATTATAAACCGCACTCGATATAGCTGGCGCGACGGACGCATCCGTAAAAAATGTATCTGGTCGAAATTCAAATATAAATTCTAATTTTTGCTTGTTGATGGCACACAGTGGAAAGTATGGTCGACCGGGTTCATTTGTTTCGTAATCATCACTCTCATAATTTCTAGAAAAGAAAAATGGGATAGGAATCATCAATGTCGTCTTAGTCTTATCGAAATTAAGACTCGGGTCCGTGTTATTCATAAAGAATCCCGTATTCATCCCTCTATTTAACGAATAATTCCTTGTATTTATTTCGGATAGATCTGCGTATAGATTATCATGAATGAATCCCCAATCATCTTGGTATTTTTCTAAAGTCATTTCATCTACGTTCATTGTGATCGATTTGAACAAGTGCCGACCTAATATATCCGAATACCTATAAGATTTACCCCCAAATGCACTCTGATCTGGTAGCGCTGGTATTTCTATTTTTATATACATGTTTGATAGTAAATCTCCCATGGAGCGTGGGTCATATTGAACTTTGATGATTTGATTCAATGGCCATTGGTTTGCCGCGGTGAGGGGTTCACTTCGATTAACGACGCGACTTCTATGATATTTTCTAAAATTTGAATGGCGTTTTGGATTATATTTAAAAAGTGATCTATTTGGATCATCTGAGAGAAGGTGCATGTCCTGTGCCCCAATCGCGGCTAAACAGATCTCTGCCCCTGTGTGTGGTCCATTTCTATCGCACATACTACTTATTGCTTATATATTTTTAAATCATTTTTCCACATGGTCAAATGTGACGTTTTTGCGAGAATTTCTAATTCCCTTTTAGTTTTGATAGCCTCTTCGGTCAAGTTTTGAACTGCTTCTGCGGTATACTGATAGGTTCTAATATTGAGTAAATAATCATATGAGCCATCTACCCTGACATAGCTTTTAGATATTTCACTTTCGAGGTCAGCTTTTCTTCGCTTGAACACAATTATTTTTTCATTAATCACAGCGTTCACAAAGCGAGACATGTTTTCCAATTTTATGGATTTTTGCTCGAGAGAATTTAACAGGAATGCTTTTCTCTTCTTATATGTATCGATCCGGATTTCTACGAAATCGACCAAAATTTCTTCTGGGCTTTTATACTTGCAAATTCCCTTCTTCGGGTGGAAGAGATGCATGTTGCTCACGTGGAACGATTTTTGTAATTTTAAATCCTTGTTCAAATCCTTACCGGAATACCCAGTTATTTTGAAATCGACATTTTCCGTGGTGCTATTATTCACGTAATTTGAAATAATTTTCTTCTCCACGAGATTATCTAAATGTTCCTTGTAATCCTGTGTCCACCTACCTGGTGGGAGTTCAGTCACGTGTATGGTTTTATTATTACTGGTCGAAGTCCAGATACCTTCTGTAATCCAACTACCATCCACATTGAAAACTTTACCCTTGAACCCCCTGAACCATGGTTTCATTGGTATGAGATCTTCACCTGATAGGGCACGTTCTATATTAGCGCTTATATCCTTCGGGTTGAAGGGTGGTATGTAACAACTGAACCCTGTACCGATACCCTCTGTTCCATTGACGAGAACAGTTGGAATGATGGGAACAAAGTATTCCGGTTCTATAGGCTTTCCATCATCATCGAGATAATTGAGAATTGCGTCATCTCTTGGGTCGAAGAGCTTTCTTGCATCTTTCGTAAGCTTGGTAAAAATATACCTCGTCTGACTGGCATCTTTCCCACCCATTAACCGAGTACCAAACTGACCACATGGTTCGAGGAGATTCACATTGTTTGAACCAACAAAATCGTGTGCGAGCTTCACGATTGTATCGGCGAGTGACACTTCGCCGTGGTGATACGATGTCTTTTCTGATACATACGCTGCGAGTTGAGCTACCTTCATCTCGTGTGTTAAGTTTTTATTGAAACACGCATGCATGACCTTTCTCTGTGATGGTTTGAGACCATCGGATACGTGTGCGATAGATCGCTTCAAATCAGCGAGACTGAAATTCACAAGATCTTTGTGTACAAAATCTGTTATATCGAGATCACTCACATTTCCATATGGAACTTCTAATTCATTTGAATTTTTCTCTGTACTTTCGAGTAGCCATGTTTTCCGATCATCCGCCCTCGTCTTATCAAACGCCAAAATAAGTGAATCATCTGTATGTGTATCTGTCTTGAATTGAACCGTGAGCTTTGTGATATTTTTGAAATATTCCCTGGCTTCAACCGACGTTGAGGTACCAAGACCCTTGTAATACTTAATTTTCCAACCAATTTTACCATCACCATACCATTGTCTAAATGTAGAATCCGTGTAGAACGACCGCGTCTCAGACCCCTTTGTTGCTTTTATAATTGGGGTGACCATGCTCACAACGAAATTCAAATTGAGTAAGCTTGGCCAGAAATAATGAATCATATTTAGAACCAAACCCTTGATATGGGACCCATCCGCGTCCGCGTCCGTCATGATCATGAGACGACCATATCGCAATTCATTCAGTGAAGTATACACTTTACCCTGCTGCAACCCAAGAATCTTTTTGAGATCACTGAATTCCTTGTTTTCTGTGAGCTGTTTGACACTCGCGTCTCGAACATTTTTACATTTACCTCGGAGCGGAAATACCCCGTAGTGATCTCGTCCAACGATCGATAAACCGGCAACAGCCAGTGTCTTCGCGGAATCACCCTCTGTGATGATCAGCGTACACTTGGATGAATCACTCGTCCCAGCTTTATTGGCATCATCCAATTTTGGAATACCTGTGATCCTCGATTTCCTCGCGCCATCTGTCTTCTGTAATTCCTTCATTTCCTTAAATTTCGAGAGCGCCATGAGCTCTGTTTGAACACCAGTCTTCAAAATATCCTTTATAAATTTTTTTGGTGGTTCAAATTTACTACCGAAATTTTGTGGTTTTAGTGTACATTCACTCTTCACTTGACTACTAAAAGTAGGATTGACAAGTGTTGATTTTACAAATAACATGAAAGCATTTTTAACCTGTTGTGGTTTGAGTTTGATTTTTTTAGCCATTTCATCGATGATACCAGCGGCGAGGACACTCGCGACATGATCTACATGACTACCACCCTTCGTAGTGCAGATACCATTGACGAATGATACTTGCTCAAACCCATCATCGGCGGGAACAACACACACACTCCATCGATCCGATGTAAACATTCGAACCTCATCACTCTTTGTGTGCATCTTCGCATACATATCAAATGATGTTTTAGGTAAGGCGGTTCCCTGAAATTTTACCTTACATCCGGGTGTCGTGCAGATATTCGCATCATACACTCGTTTTTCGAATATTTTATAGATGTGATCGTCCATTTTCTTCATACCAAATCTCGACCAATCTGGAATAAATTTTACACACACACTCGAGGTCGCACTCGAATAACTACGCATTTTCGGCGGCTTACATGTTTTCATGTTATCGGACCATTCCTGTGTATATATCAACTTGTTTTCTGGATCCTTTATCTTTACAGAAAAATTCGATGAATACACATTGGTTAATTTAGCCCCATACCCATTCCTACCTCCGACGACACGTTCCTGTGTGTCGTCATAGTTCGTGCTCGTGAGCAAATGCCCAAAAACGAGTTCCGGGTTCCATATCTGTTCTTTCTCATGCTTTTTCACACACACACCACCGAGTGGACCATTATTTTCAATCTTCACCTCACCCGTTTCCTTATCTATATCAATAGATATACTCGTTACATGTTTGGGATGTAGTGAATTCCGATCGATCGCATTGACCAAAATTTCGTCGAAGATCTTAAGAAGCGCCGGCGCGTATACGAGTGTTTTTCGTTCGAATCCATCACCATCCTTGACCCAATATTGTTCGCCGACGCGAGAGACAGGTCCGACATACGAGTCTGGTCTCTTCAGTATGTGTTCGACGTGTGTGAGCTTTTCAACACTCTCAGACATTTTCTATATTCATGATCATGTGTCATTTACTTAAGCTGTTTTTGACAATCAAAGGTAGGTATCTTTGAAAAATATATTTGAGTACATTAGATGCGATCAGCGGGTAATAACAATAATAATAATTCAGTCGTGATCGAAACACCAAATTCCACAGCTCGAACACCTAGACCCCGACGAACGCAATCGGTCACACCAGTGAGGCTTTTCCCTATTCCATCTACATCCGGTCGCCCTGGTAGATACGATGAAGGGTCTAGTTCAACCACAGGCAGACCTCGCACACGACTCGGCATGAGCCCCACGAATAATCTTAGACCTAGACGGTTAAATTTTAACAATAATGGACCCGGACCTTCGAGTCCCCCGCGGAAACCAAGGAAAATTGACGTCTCAAAATACGAAAAAATGTTAAAAAACATGAATACAAATAATAAAAACAACAAAAACAATAAACCTAACAACGAGAATAAAAACGTAGTTGCGTGGTTAAATAAAGGTATGGGAAACTCTAAGAAGATTAATATCCCAAAAAACAAACGAGTATTTATTTTAACAGATATAACAAACAATGGAAAGATTAAACACGTGTGGGATCGGAGATTTCTTAATGGGTTAATTGAATCAGAAGAAACTCTTATAGTGTCTCGCCGTCGGGAAGTACGAAAAAATAACGATCGGTCTTTTACGTCACCATTGACGCGAATAAAATTTAGTAAGAATGATATTAAGGCATATCCACCCACGAACGCGACGAAAAACATAATACGCGTGCATATTAGTTCGCGCGATTTAGAACCCGAAGTCAATAAAATGAAAGTTAAGAACAACGATAAAAATATATTGGAGAATATAAGGATCGGTATACGGGCAGGTAAAATAACAAACAAGAAACAATTACAAGAACTCGAGATTATATACCAAAGTACAGGAAGTGCCATGTTCATGTCACTTCCACGTCATAAATACTATAAGGCGTATGTAGAAGGAAAGTTCGAACCTCATCACATAAAATTTATGAAAGACGCACCCACAGTTGTTTCTGAATTATATGATCTTAGCATTACAAAAAATGCTAGAATGGGGAACAAAACCATTCCTCTCTACAAATTGTCATCGGAGACGACCAAATACCTGTCACAGTTTGAAAAATACGTGAGATCGAAGAGCAAAGTCGAGTTAGACATCAAAATCTTCATCATACATACATTAAGAAAAGTAGTATTTTACGATGTTATCAATGATAATATAAAAAATTATACCAAGAAAGAGATAAGTACGTTAGAAAATAAAAATTTACGAAACCAACTCGGTCAATATTATAATTGGCATGAGATCGCGAAGCTCGCGGCGTCGTAAGAATCTTAAAAAATTAGAGAATACATGGACGCAGCCCACGCGTTCGCGGATCGATTCAGAATTTAAATCTAATATATAGTACAACAAAATGGCCCAAAAACGCAAAGCGAGCGAAGCGCAAAAAATTGGTGGTGGAATAATGTCCGCCGTAGTCGTGATCAGTTTGGTATCAGTATTATACCTTGCGTCTAGAAAATAATTAAATTCCGAACCTAAGTCACAATAATTTACTTTAAAATTAGAACTTTTAAAGTAAATCATGGAACAGGGAGACAAATTAGAGAGAGCGATCGCAAGAATCAAGCAAAAGTATGAAGAGTATGACCAGAGGAAGAAAGATCGGTCGATCATCGTGACTAGTAAAATTATAGAACCAAAGAAAGTCGACACTAGAAATATATGCCGAGCCCTGACATTATCTGGGAAGCCGTGTGGATTTAAGGCGGTCTGTGGTGCTTACTGTAGAAAACATACTCGAGTATAATAAAATATTTATGTATTATAACATGCTAGATCAAGAAACATTACGCCCAGTAGCTATCTCCATGGCGCTCTACCTCATCATCGCGTGGTTCGTCAGTGAGAAGGTCAAGCAGCCTACGAACATCAAATTTATCGATGACATCATCGCGATGCTTATCTCCCAACGTGGAAGCTTGGCATCAGGAGCTATCCTTACCGGCTTGATCGTGCTCGCGACCAATCATATTAACGACGAATTCCTTTAGTATATTGTTACCACCGACAAGGTTTTTCGTAAAATGGTGATCCATGTATCTTAAACGCTTATTATACGCATCCTCCATGAATTCCAAGAGTTGATTCTTATCGGGCTTCCCCCATTTCATACCCTTTTGAAATAAAAAATCATCATTCTTTAGTTCTTGCAGTTCACAGGATATAGTATACGGAGTCTTGACGTACTCGGGTGCACCACCGTAATCCGTGATGATCACCGGCTTGTCGCGGATCGCGGCTTCGACAGCCCCCATACCGACACCTTCGGAGTTTGAAAAATTTACATAACAATCAGACATTCGGTGTATTTTATCCATGTCGTCGTCTGGTAGTAACCCGTTAATTACTTCAACGTTAGGTAAATCTATTTTCACTGGCTGGTTACACGTCGCCTTGACAATCAGTTTCGTGTCGGACTTGTTTAATCGAATAAAAGCTTCTAAAATATCCTTAAAATTTTTCCTTTGGTCCAATATATTACCTATGTGATAGAACACATAAGGTGACTTATCATTTGGTAAGTGGGCATGAATCACATAAAACGATGTATTTTTAAACTGCCTTGAAAACACCTTTTTACAAAATTCACTTGGGACGGCGATTCGATCGAATAGATCGAATAGTTTACCGTAATCTTCATGAACGGTTTCTGTTTCACAGACGGTCATGCAATGTAGTTTTTTTATTCTTTTTTTGAGTGTTTTGATTATTTCTATATCATAATCGGTGGGTAACGCGAATATAAAAGCTTCATCACATTCTGGGATGTCTTGATTAAATTGTACATATTCTGCATGTAATATATCAGCGTACTTTTTCGCATGCTGACCTATGCCGCTCAGGAGCGTTGGTCCGATGACTAGCATTAAAATCAACTAGATTTAATTCTTTATATACATTATATATAATGCAATCTCTCAGAGAAGAATTGATCGAAGAGCTCGACTCGTGCCGATTGAATAAGAAACATGTTTACAAGACACTTATTCGATTGGTTGATGAAATCAGTGGTTCGCCAGCCAAGGCGTCAGCGCCAGCCAAGGCACCAGAGCCAGTTAAGACGCCAGCGCCAGCGCCAGCTAAGGCTCCAGCGCCAGCTAAGGCTCCAGCGCCAGCTAAGGCTCCAGCGCCAGCTAAGGCACCGGCTAAGGCAAAGAAGGTCGTAAAGAAGAAGGTCGAGCCATCGGCATAGGCGTAGGCGTCCTATCACGTCCCATGTACATGAATCCACCGATAATCAAGAATATTAACAAAACCAAGTAGCTAAAAGGGTATTTCATTGTCTCCTTTCTAGCTATTTCCAATTCCTCCGAATCCGGTAATTTCTTAACGTTATGGTTCAAATTATCGATTCTATCTATCAAACGGTCGAGTGCTTCGAGTATCTGTAATTCTCTGTTTCTTGGTTTTTCTTTTACATTTACCGTCGCAATTTCAAGAATCATATACCATTTAGAATCGGGTTTTAACGTGAGGTAATCACCATCGTCTTGTTCTTCGTATATATTGAAGTTCAATTTCTTAATAGATATGGGATTAAAATAATTTGACTTTTGTTGGAATCTTCTCCATTGCTTGTCTCGGAGAATGGTCGTCGATGTTTCCGTGAAATGACGTTCGAGTGGAACTCTAGCTAGAATCCGTCCATGTCTTTCATCCAGAATTTGCGCAGATTTAGGAATGTCTGGGCACACAACATCAACATATTTGGGGACATTTGATACAGAACTCGCAGGTTCTGGTTCGAATACCTGAACAAAGCCCCCATTTTGAATACTCCCCGCCACGACCATATCACCCGTGAGATCCATGCTCATGTTTCTACCGAGTTGGTCTCCGGTTTCTCCGTAATACGTATCATTTACCAAAGTCCATGTATTTG